GCAGAAGTATCACCCTGTCCACTTACATCCATCAATGTTGCGAAAACACGAAGTTTACCAGCAGTGAAAGATGCACCTGTACCTGCAAAAGTAAGGTCCAGTGTGTTTGCTGCAGTTTGAACAACTACATCAAGAGGCGTTACTGCAGGTGCATAAGCACCGTCAGCAGCACCATCAATGTCAAAGGCAGCTACAAACTCGTTAGGGTCTAGGTCTGTGCCTAGAATAACGGTTGCATCTGTTCCTGTATTCATTGTCGCACTTTCAACAACCTGAACACCAGCATGTACAATAAATGTATTAGCTGGTACTGTAAGCATTTGCGCTAGGTCAGCGTTTGACGGGTCAATTGCTACAGCAGTCAAGTCAATTTCTTTCTCAATGAAGTAGACGTTGCGTCCACGCTGAGAGTTTCCAGTTGCAGGAAGAAGTGTTGTGGTAAAAGTATCAGCCATTTTCTATTCTCCCTTATGCTAAGTGGTAAGAGGCGTTAACAATTGCCTCTGGACGCAGAATTTTGCGACCGTACAAATGCATACCACGAACAATGTCAGCGAAGCTGTCAGGGTCACGATATGTTTCAGTCTTGTTGATTTGTTCTGCAGTTGCAACAGCTGACTGATGACCAGCAACAATCACACCAAAGTTAGTAGCAGAGTTCGCACCCGCAAAGGATGGACCTGAACCAATTGATGGTAGGTTGTTAGACGAGTAAACAGTGAAGCCATGAATGTTCGTTCCAAGAACGCCATTCTGCAGACCTGAACCACCGAAGTCCGAGTTGAACAGACGAGAATCTTCGTCTTTTAGTAGTTCAATGAACACTGGGTCAAGAACAATCCAACGACCTTGGGTATCTACGTTTTGCTGGTCAAGAAGACGAGACATACGTGCGATAACCTGAAGTGGGTTTGCATCACCAGCAGTTGATGGAGGTGCAACACCGCCTGAACGTGCGCTGATAGCAATTGCTTCACCACCAGTTAGTGAACCACCACCGTCATTAAAGTCGGTACCGATTAACTTCATGGATGCTAACAGTTCATCTGAACCAGCTGTAGAAACAGCAACAGTACCATTAGTAGTAGTGTTAACTGTGTCTGGTGTTCCATGAATTGCAGACTGCTTGTAACCAGCCAAGTAGCCAAGAACGTCTTGGTCAAACTGGTCAGCTAGGCGGTATGCAGCACGGTCACTTGCCAGAGACTGGAAGTTAACGTGTGAGTGTGCTTCTTCAATGTCATCAACTTTAAATGCAAAGTAGTTTGCTTTGTCGATGGTCAGTGAAAAATCTTCGTCATCAAGGTCTTGAGGCGTGATTGTTGTTCCACGCTCGTATGCCTTAACTGTGATTTCTGGTTCCTTGATGATTTTAACTGAATCACCCATTGCGGCGATTTCACCGAAGTAATCAGAATTAGTGATTGCCTCACAAACAGCGGCCTTGCGGAAAGCAAGTTGCACCTGTTTGGAGTAAATGACTGGACTAAAGTTACCATTAGGTAGGTTACCGTATCCAGCAGCGGAAGTAAAAGCCATTTCCATCTCCTGTTAAATTAGCTTTGACAGATGCAAACAGTACAATTCTTGGCAGAGGCTGTATAACTTAGGGTGTATATCATACAAAGGTTGCAACCAGTGTAGTCAATAGGCCATGTTAATCAGGTAATCTTAAAGATTTTTGTAGTTTGCGGATTGACAGATAAGCAAGTAGCTAACTCACTTATTCTGTGCCTGACTATAGTTATACATATTAATAACTACTTGTCAACTCTTTTTTATCTAGCTGAACCAGAAACATCATAAATAAACTTTCCGGTACGGATAGCTTCCATGATTGCATCAGCTTGCTTCTCATATTGTTGAGGAGACATTCTCTGTACTTCTGATTCCTTTAGATATGTAGCATTACCCTCATCGTGAGGTTTACTGCGACTATTCTTTGTAGATACAGACTTAGCTGCATCTTTATCTGATTTAGGTTTCTTACCTGAGATACCCATATCAGCTTTGTATAAGTCAATTGCCCTTGCTGCAGAACGTGCATCATTATCATTCTCATAAAGTGCATCTTGTACCCACTTAGGCTGTTCGTCTGCCCATGTGTGAAAATCATCGCTATCACGAATTTCATCAAAGTCTGGGTGAAGCTGCATTAATTGTGCTTCAGCCTTTTCTTTGGTGGCACTGTTTTGCATATCATCAATTGCTTTTAGGCGGTCTTCTAATGCAGAAGATTGTTCCTTTGCCTTCTTCATTGCAATTGTTTCAACGATAGCTGCTACATCTGGGTATTCTTTTGCCCAACTGTCGATGTCTTCATCTGACTTTGGTAGCTTCATTTCTTTCTTGGTAGCACTCTCAAGTTGAGATTTAAGTGCAGCTAGTTCTGTTTTAAACTCTTCAGCTTGCTTCTGCTGATGTCTACGTAGGTCAGAGTAACGCTTTTTGAAGGTCTTCTCTTCTGCGCCAGTAGGCTCTGCCTCTACTTCTTCTGTTGTTTCTTCACCTTCACCAGCTTGTTCTTTAATAAGCTGTGCTAGTTCTTCTTCATCACGTTTCCTACGGTCTTCTTGTGAGTAGGGTTTGTCTACAAATGCAGCCTTCTTAGGTGTTTGCATTTCTTCTGCTAGTATTGTATCGTTCATTTCAGTATCCTTACTGGGGCCACCGTAGCCAACCTGTCGGGGTATGGGGGATGAGTAGCCAGTCAAATTGTGGACTTATTATTTAGAAGCTAGTCCACTTCGCTTCATCTGTTTGGTCATTCGTTTAGCTTTATTTTCTATATACTTTTCACCAACGTATGCACCTTTGTAATCACCACCGCCAAAGGCATCTGACATCATACCCGTATCACCTACCTGTGACACATCAGCAGTATCATATCCAAAGTCAGAATTATCTCTACCACCATTATCAAACTGGTCAAACCTAGACTCAATGTCTTTAGTACTCATATAATTAGATGCACCTTCTTTGGCTCTTTCAGCCGTTTCTTCAGCCGCTTTAGTATCTTGTAATGCTTGTTTAGCAGCCGCTTTAGCTTCAACACCATTTTGTACTGCTTCTTTTGCCCTACTCATAACAGCCGCAATAAAGTCTAAATCTTCTTTTGATGCCTCTTTAGTAGTGCCATCATCGTTTGTATAATCAATTGTATTACCGTCTACTTTTGCAATACCTAAATCTGCAATAGCGGCTACTTTAGCCTGATACATAGCTGTTGACACATCTTTTGGTGTGGTTTTACCTGCTAATTCACTGCCTAGTGCTGCTTTTGGGTTTAGACTTAAACCTTGATACACACCTAACTCTGCGGTCATTTTACTATAAGCATCGCTATCTAACGAGTTTGCAAAACCACCAAAGTCTCTAGCGTCTGAGCCACCAAACTCTCCATCACCTTCATCCAGCGTATTGGTACTCCTTGTAGTAACAGCTTCAGTTTTAACTGTTTCAGGTTTTACATACTCTGATGTAGGTATAAAACCTTCTGGTATTGGTGTGGTAGGTTGATTATTAATAAAGGTAATGGATTTCTTCTCACCAGTCTCTGCATTAATATATTCACGAAGTTCCGGTTTTGCACCTTCTGTAGGCTGAATAAAATCTTCGTAACTAGGCATGGTAGCTGGCACGGCAGTTGTAGGAACAGCCTGTTGCTGTGGTGCCATGTATTGTGAAGAAGCAGCTTGCATAGGTTGCTGTGTAGTTATACCTGTAGTACCCTGTACTGCACTAGGTGTGTAATACACTCCTGTATCAGGATTAGGTGTAGGCATACCACCTACTGCAAACTCTTGTCTGCCATTATACTGGTCTTCATCATCCATGTCAAGGTCATTTAAATCAAAAGGTAAATCATCTGGCATAGTAGCTTCATCACTATTACCCATTTGACCCATAGCTTCCATTTGCTTTAGGCCCATCTTAGCATCTTGGCGTATCTTCATAAGAGTACCTAGACCGATGTAACGAACAACGTCAGCAGGAAATACAAACTCTCCTTCACTTAGCTGTGCAGGAATGTCATCTCGCACTTCTTCTTGCGTAGAGCCGGGTGGTACATCATTGCCTGATACAGGGTCTACTGTACCACCTTCTTGCAATAAACCACCATCTTCAAACATTTCCATTTGTTCTTTCATTGGGACTACTCCACCTTCGTTAAAAACGGTTTTAGTTTCTTTTAAATTCTGCAAACCTTCTATAGGTTTTCCCGTCCTAATTTTTATGCCACCTTTTGGGCTAACCTGTTTTGCCTCAGATATTTTTATTTTTTGTGCGTTTTTAGCAAGAACAAGTGGACCTACTTGAATTACTTCTTCTGCAGACTTTATTGGCATACCCGTACTTTTGTCGTAGAAAAAACCGTGCCTAAATGGATTGTATCCAACTTGCGTCCAGTTCTTATCTTTAATTGCTTGCGCTGCATATTCAGCTACGTTTTCAGGCTCTGCATTGTAATAATCACCAAATATTCTAGCAATTGTTCCTTTTGCATTTTTCTTTGCTGCTATATTAGCAGCCCCCTGAGACATACCTTTAAACTCTACATTTTTCAATATGGCTGTTTTGCCATACCCCATAATATCTCCGTTTAAAGACTCTCTTCCCTTTTTATCAAAAGCATCATGTACAGATACAATCCATTTATTAAATCTTTCATAAGCCGGAATATCCAAACGAGAAGCAACTCTAGTGCCGTCTTTTACAGTTTTATTTAATCCTAGTATTCCTCTTGCAGATTTATCTTTATCCAGCGCACCTACAATTTCCGTAAAGGAAGGAACTTCTGGAACTTTTTCAATCTTTACAATAGGCATGTTTCCTTTTACAACAGACCTATATTGCTTTCCTGTTATATTACCGTCTAATAAATCATTAGCAGCTTTTTCTACATCTAAGTTTTGTTTTTGTGGCTTCGGATTAGGGTTTTGTTTTTTCCAAGTATCAATGCTATCAATATCTTTAAGCATTTTATTTGCTACACCAGCATCCTGCTTTCTAAACTTCTTTGCTGCAGCACGAATGGGTTTATTTAAAATGTCACCCGCAGGAAGAAACCCAACACCTAATGCTGCTACATTTAACCCAGCACTAGCATAGTCACCGCTACTTACGTCATCTACAATATCTTTAGCAATTACTACTTCGCCTACACCCGGAAGTTGTTCAACCAAAGTTTGTCTATCTGCATCAATCTCTTCTTTTGTACGTGTTTCATTACGTGATGATAATATAGATGGTGCATTAAGACCCATAGATGCCATCTGTTCACGTGCCATATCAGAAGGTGTAGGCATATCAGTCTCAGCATCTGCTGCTACATAATCTATTTCAGGATTAACTGTTGCCATTTATTTCATCCCGTAGCATTTTAAGTTTACGTAATGCCATAATAGCACCCTGCTGTCTGTGCATTAGTATTGTATCATCAGATTGTTCTAACACTCTATGATGCTGTTCTATAGAGTTATCTAAATACTTACTGAATGCCTCCCATTGGGGGTTGTTGCCCACCAACGGCTTGAGGCTGCTGAGTATTTGCTTCTTGTCCATTTCCACTAAATCCTTGTTCACCCGGCACAGGAACTTGACCCATACCTATATTTCCACCACCTGCGCCAGTAGGGTCCA